ATTCCCATTACATCGCCTTTGAAGCCCACAGATGCAGGCACAGTAGATGAAATGATCAATTGTTTAAAAATGATGGATCTAAGTGAATTAGAAGAAGTTGTTTTTTGCGGTGGTGAAACAATGATGGGATCAAGTTTCTGGCGTGTAGCAGAAGCGTTGGCAGAACTTGTGCCGCATGCTAAAAGAAAATTAATCCTACAGTTTCAAACAAATGGTACTATACCATTAAATGAAAAGCATTACGATCTTATTAAGAAATTCTATCTAGTAAAGTTTCTTATTAGTATAGATGGCATAGAGGATCAATTTGAATATTTACGTTGGCCGGCTAATTGGCAACAGTTTACTGAAAACATCAATGCTATATGTAGAGATGCACCAGTTAATGTTATGTTTAATTTAGAAGAAACTGTTGGTATTTTTAATTTGTTTTATCAGAATAGAATTGATGCATGGGTAGCTGAAAATTTTGCAGAAAATCGCCTAGGAGATAAAATCCCACACACAAAGCACATAGCAATGGGAACGTTTCAAATTAATCATATCACTGAAGAATACCGTCAAGCATTAATGGGAACTAAAGAAATACAATATGTTCCTCCGGGTTGGCATGAACAACCTGACAAAATTGCTGAAATGATTAAAGAAATTAAATTATATGACGGTACAAGAAATGAAGACTGGCGTGTAACATTTCCCGAAGTTGCTGAATTTTATAAAAGATACATATAATCTTTTACATTGATCTTTTTCAGCGAATCTTGTCTGGCAATTTCGACAGTATATTGTTTATATAATTCTTCGTTATAGATATTGTCAATGTTTAAAAATCCTGCAACATCATCTTGATATGCAGGATTATTTTTTAGTACCTGCTGTTTAGCATCCGGCGATAAGTTTGCTGGACTAAAAATAATAGGATCTTCTACTTGTTTACACAAATAGTTCAATCCTTGATCTTTAAAAAAATCAACAATATTGCTGTAGTAATAGATATTCAAATTTGATATCATGCAACTCACGCTTATATTGTTGGTTATTGTACGATAGACTTTTAAATTCTTTAATAGTGTTGCCCATTGCATAGGATATCGAACATACTCAAATACAGATTCTGTTCCGTCTATACTTAAACATATATTCAAATTTTCAAATTTCCTAAAGAGATTCACCTGGCGTTCGGATAATGTAACAGATCCATTGGTTACAAACGATATAAAACATTTGGTATTGTTTAGTTCTACTAATTTTTCTAGTAAGTCTAGATTCTTTTTTTCTAATAGTGGTTCGCCACCTACAAAACTCAACGATACAATACGGCTCCAATCTACGTCAGCATCTAGTTTATCAAAATCCATACTGATATATTGAGTACTTTTGCCTTCTAACTGTGCCCATGCTGAACTTAAGGTACTATTGCAGGTAACACATTGTCCATTGCACAAGTTACTAGTGGCTAATTTTATATTGACAGGGTCAAAACCTTTTGCTATACTACGTTTTTCTATGTTATCGATATTCAAATCAAGTAAAAAATCCATGGTTTGGTTATGGATTTGTCGTTCACTGGTTAAGCCCGCATTTTCTAATTTCCAACAGGTATTGCAATTATGTGTGCGTTCTTCAGCCAACATATTAATACGTAACTGTCTTATATCTGTATCGGGCGGGAGTCTGCAACAGTAAATGTTTTTATTTGGATTGCTAAATTTAGTTTCAACGGAATAAAAAGGCAAGACACAATAATAATCATTCATAGCAATATTTAACAGCAAACAACTGATAATAGAATTAAATATACAACTAAATATACTAAATTGGAGTGATATCTTGCAAAAACGTGCCCGTAGCATCTTAGATGAACTAGACACCCTTATTGTACATAAGGATCGTGAAAATCTAGTAGAAAGTCGTGCTAGTCACATTATACAAGGTGCTATTAATTTAATTAATTATATACGTGAAAACTACAAGCCTGCACAAGCAGATGAACTAGAACGTAGATTACTTAACAGCATCCGTTCGCAAGAACCTGAAAAATTCAAACGTGGTGTTAGGAGAATGCGCGATGAAGATTAATGAAATTTGGGGTGGTGGCTCATTAAAGGGCATTGGTGCAGAGCTACTTAAAAAAGCCGGTGGTGAGCAAAATTGGAAAGCTACTGCTAAGGCAGTAACACCTAAGGCTGCATCAATTGCAAGTCAACTGCCTCCTGGCCAACAGGTTGCACAAAATCAACAGGCTCCGGCGGCCCCGGAAGAAGATATTAGCAAAATTGTGCCAGCAGGAAAACAATTTAGATTTTTAAATCCCGAGTTACCGGGCAGTTTTATTATTATCAGGCAAGATGGTTACTGGCAAAATCGTATACCTAAACATCTAGCTGGGCAAGTTAAAAAAGTTAACGGTTTGTATCCAGTGCAACGAGAAGAAAATATTAAAAAATTTAACGAATTTTATAACCAAGCCGCTGATACTGGCAAGGTAATTGAAGAACCGGTTCACGCATTATGATGTACTTATACGAAGGTGGAAATGTATTTGATAATACCGCAGACGTTGCAAAAGACGACGTTGCCGGAATTATTGCAACAGTACAAAGAGAGTTGCCTAGCTCATTGCAAAAACAAATGGTGCCCAATATTGGGTCTGCTGGCTTTAAAGTTGCCAGCGGGGACATTGATGTATTCTTAGATGAACGTGCTTTATTAAAAAACTTCGGCGTCGAAGATGTTAAGCAAGCTAAACAGGCATTGGGGCAATATTTTAATGCCAAAGGATATGCAGTTAAACTAAGTGGTCGCAATGTTCATGTGGATGTTCCTTATAAAGCCAGCAATGGCAAAGACATGTATGCACAAGTAGACATTATGGTGATTGCAGATGCTAAACGTGTAGCAGACTGGCATCAACACGGGCCACGTGGTATGTATGATGAACCTAACTTTAAAGCAGGACATTTATATATTTTATTGAATAGTATTGCCAAGTTCCTAGGACTTAAAGTAGATGCATTTGCAGGTACAGTAGCACGCCGAGACAACAATGAAATAGTCGCTGACAATCGTGATGCGGCTGCAAAAATATTGTTAAACCCCGGCGCTCGAGCCGCAGATTTAAATAGTGTTGGATCTGTTATGCGGGCACTAGAAAGTGATCCCGACAAGGAAGGCAAACTAGCACAAGCCCGACAAGATGCACAAAAAGGTGTATTGTCTTTGCCCGAAACTATCACTCCTGGTACAGCCGCTTGGTTCCGTAAGATGGGACATCAATTATGAGAGCACGTGAATTTGTTGCAGAAATAAGTCGTGATAGACTAGAACGTTATCTCAGTCAAGCTAACCAGCATGTTAGTCGCAGATTAGATCGTATGTCACAGGCAAGAGAACGCATGAACAAGTCATACGAAATATACCATGCTAACGAGCCTACAAAAGTTGTTGACCAGTTTGAAGCTGATACTCCTGCGTTAGCAAAACGCTATTACGATAACTTTATCAGCAATTACGAGTCAGATGTAGATTATGATTTAAGACTACGTAAGAGCACTGGACTTTATGAAGGCGGGTGGGATACAAAGAAAACGCAAGGTACAGTATTGCATCCTGCTATTGTTGCACCTACACTAGAAATTGTTGATCGATTTGTAAATGATTTTAACATGTGGTTAGAAAAACGTGGGTTAGGTCCAGTACGTCGTGGCCGTCCCACTGGCAGTAGTGCATATCATGTACAAGATACACAAGAGCAACCAGATAAAATCTACGGCGACATAGATCTACAAATGATTGGACCTGAGCCCGAAGGCTATAGTTATGGACAATTCACTGCTTATTGGAATAAACTAGCAGATGAGTTTGTTAAACAAGGACATGCACCTTATGTAGATGTAGCAGAAAGCAAAGCTGGACATCCTATATTCCAAATTGGCACAAATGATTATGTGCAAATTGACTTCATGTGGCATCCAGAACGTTTAGAACATTGGGGTGCTACCCGTGTTACTCCTGAGCGTGGTGTTAAAGGATTGTTAACTGGTAATATGTACAGCGTACTTGGTGAATTGTTGGATATGAGTATTCAACATGCTGGTGTACAGTTAAAAGTCATTGATGGACAGCATGTGCCTTTTAGTAAAATGAAAGACACAAAGGTTGTTACAGTTACAGTAAACCCTAGTACATTTATCTATGACTTATTTGAATACCTATCTAAACAAATGGGCGTTAAAGATCCTAAGGCCGCTGACTTATTGGTACAGAATCCCGGCAATGACATCAACAATGTTAAAATTTCAACATTGGTAAATGGTGTTAAAGGCTTTGCACAAAGCTGTCAAGCAAACAAAATGTTTGGCCAAGGTGATTTAGCAAACTTTTCTAATGCACGAGACTTTATCAACAAGTTTTGGGCACGTTACGAAGAAAAAGCCATGATTGATGTCAATGGTAAAAAGCGTGACAAAGCAGATACTCCGCAGGCAATTGCCCGTGCAGATGCAGACCGTGAGAAAATACTACAGGGTCTACAGACAGTTAAAGGTTATTTTTAATGAAATTTGATTTTATCAACACCTTATTTGAAGCAGGTGCACCGGCACGTATACCACATCCTGAGGATAGTATATTTGATGGTAGTCAGTCTGCGGCAAAATATGTACGTGGTCTACAAGAAGTTATTGCTAATCCAGGCGGAGTAAGCATTAAATGGGATGGGGGTATTGCATTGATATTTGGATACACTCCGTCTGGTGAATTTTTCATTAACGACAAGTATATGCCTGAGGGCTATTATGCTAAGAGTCCAAACGATTGGGAAATATACGACACCACTGTTAAAAAGTCACGCACCGCAAGACCTGATTTATATCCTAAGATAGCAATGGTCTGGGAAGGTATTAAAGCATCTGTAACAGAACGTGCTGTATTCAAAGGTGATTTAATGTCTATTGGTCAATTGCAACCACAGAACGGCATGTTTGTATTCAGTCCAACTACAGTAGAGTATCGTGTTCCAGTTAACTCTGCACTGGGCAAATTAATTGCCGGCAAAGTTGGTATTTTAGCAGTACATCAAATGAATGGTGCACCCTGGGATGGTAAGTCTGGGATGGCAAATCAAGGTAACGTAGCAATACTAAGTCCCACAACAGGTATAACTTTTAAGTTAGATGAACCTGTGCAGTTAGTTAATGCCGCTAATAAGGCAGTTACACAGTACGGAAAACTTTCAGACGAGTTTTTAGGCGGGCTACAGAGTGTTGCCCAAGCTGCAATACAAAAATACTTTAATCATAAGATTACTGCACAAACCAATGAAGAACTTGTTCCTTGGTTGCAACATGATATTAGTGCTCCACAGTTTAAGAAGTTAGTTGGCGATAATGAAGACGGCTATCTATACACTAATGCAAAAGGATATGAAGCATTAAAGGCTATTTGGAATGCTATCTATGCATTAAAAACCAACTTAGCGGCTCAATTAGAACCACAAGTACAGGGTTTTGAGCAGTGGACTGGCGGGCAAAAAGCCGGTGAAGGATTTGTGTTTAATAGTCCCACAGCCGGGATGATTAAATTGGTAAATCGCGGTGTATTTGGTGCCGCACATTTTAACAAATAAGTTACTAAACTAACTGTTTTTTTATTACCAATCATAAATATTTACATGCAGAGATGCACAATTTAAGGAGATTTTAAAATGGCAATTCAGACAAGATATGCAGGTGATGCAAATGGTATTAATAACGTTGACGCGAAATATGACGGCACGTTAGACACAATTATTGCAACTGGTGCAACAAAAAACCCAATCGCATTGAAGATTACTAATTTAACAGGTACATTGGCAGCTGGTGACAGCGCAACTGGTGGTCCAGTTGAAGCTATTCTACGTAGCATTCAAATCGACTCAACAGTTATTATGTATCAAGTTAGTAGCGATCGTATTAGCGTAATCGTTGAAGCAACTGGTGCTGGTACACAAAGCGGTGGCGCTGTTACTGCTGGTACAGCAGCTTCAGCTATCCAAGCACGTATCAATACATTGACAAATTCAGCTAACAGCCCAACTGGTAACATTGGTTTAACAGCTAACATTTACGCTCCATCGATAACTGTTGCTACTAGCGGTGGTATCAAGTTCGCTTAATAGTTTTTAAACTATAGTCAAAAGGCACAATAATTGTGCCTTTTTTCTTGGCCGCTAAATACACTATGCAAGCATACATTGGTTACAGTCTAGTAGATATCACAGCAACAGGGGTTATACGCAGTGGCCAAAACAATGAGCTAGAAAGAAACCAACAACGTAATTGGGAAACAATTTTACAATGCATTGGTTTACGTACACAGCCACACAATATTCAAGGACCTGAACTTAATTTTTGCGAAAACATGAAAATCTTTCGATTTGGAGATTTTTATAATGATCAACCACAAAAATTTTGGACTTGGACTTGGACAATAGATTCTACAGATGTATACGACATGTCTGATAATCCGTTAGGTGGATTACTACAAGACTTTGAGCAAGTGCCTGTTATTACTGGCTTAGAAGAAACTGCTAAATTTATGTTGCCTATCTTTTATCCGTATGGTGCTATTAAAAATATATACTTCGAAAGATATTCGGGGTAGTATAAATAAGTAGATGCTTCGGCACCTAACAGGAAAATAAAATGGCTGGTACTGATATTGAAAAGAAAAGTCTTGAGGCGCACGTAGAATTATGTGCAGAAAGATACAATAGTTTAGAAACAAAACTTTGCAATCTCGAAGATCGTATGGATAAGCTAGAAGGTCACTTAGTTGACATTAAAGAATCCTTAACTGAAAAGTCAGACGGTCCCTATAAAACCATAATCACCATTGGTACAAGTATACTAGGTGTTATGATTGCTGGTATCATAACACTATTAGCAACACATTTTAAATGAAAATAGTAGAACTATTAAACAACGTCCAAATCGGGATTACAAATGAACAAGCAGATTTGCTTGGTAGATTTGATCACGAACCTGAAATTAAAAAAAGTTCTCTCAATGAAAGAGAGCAACTAATAATGAATCAACTAGTGATGCAAGATATAGTGCATCGTGCAAACAATGGCCAAATCACGTACAAGAAAAAAATCCGCTAAACCCCAGGTTCCGCCAATAGTCCGCGAAATTACAAATGCTGCAACAGCATATATCAAGTATTGGACTAATCATGAATTGGGCAAATTACAAAATGCACATACTCCTATATGTATTCCCATAAAAAATGGATACAAAATAGGAACTTATACACTTACTGTAAGAAACAATAAAAGTTGCGATCTAATAGATGCTAACAATGAATTTGTGCATACCTTTGATAACAAAATAAATGCTATACTCTATACAGTATTTTCTATAAAAAATAGACTAAATGATGCCCGGGAAATATTGCAGTTAGACAAAGAAATAAATAAACACAGTACAGATATTATGGCTATGAAACGTAGTCAGATAAGGGCAAGAGACAAAAAAGATTATGAAATAGTAGATATTAGGCAAGCTAGGTTGGAAATTTCGCAAAAACAACTAGAAACTGCCCAGAACAAAATATCGAAAATACATAAACTTGCTAAATACTTTAAAGTTTGGGAATAAACACTATGAGACTCTCTGAAATGCATACCGCAGTAACACCACAAAAGATTAACAAAATCACTGAGAGCCGTTTTGGCTTTAGCATTGATTATGATAATCTAACTTACGCAAAAGCTCAACGTTTGAGCAAAGCGTTAACAGAAAATATTGTGTCTATTAAAAAATCATTTGGCGCTCACACAGCAGAAAAGAATCCAAAGTACATGGAACTAATGTTAGTTAAAGAAGGACTAGACAAATGGTTGCATAGTGAGCAAGGATTGTTTGAAAGTGAAATGGGCAAGTCAGAAGCAGTATTAGCTGCTAAAGACATTGTTGACTCAATCCAAGACATGTTGGAAAAAGTCTCTAAGATCCAAAACGAACAAGTGCCTGCACTAGTAGACACAATCCGTGACCAAATTGGTATGGAACAAAGTGAACAATTTAAAAATGGTATTCGTCCTGTACTAGATACATTGTATCAAGCATTACAATCAGGTCGTGAAACTGCTGATAATTCAGTTCGTAGCCTGGCTGGCGAGCAAATGGGCAGTGGCGATATGAGCTTAGGCGGCCCTGAAATGGGTGCAGATCTAGGCGGAGACATGAGTGGTCAAGCTCCAATGGACAGTGATTTTGATTCCGACACAAATCCCGAAGCTGACGGATTTGATGCAACTGATGCAGCCGCCGGTGGTGAAGAAGACTTAGGCCGCGCACGTCGTTAATATGCGTATTAAAGACATTATTGTTGAGGACGATACATTTGGAACTCCAAATGAATCAATTGAAGATGAAGCGGATAGCCGGGGCGACTCCGCTTTAATCACAGTCCTAGAATTGCTACGTCATCAAGCATCAAATAGTGGTGCTGTAACACCACGTGTTAAAGTTGACACAGTTATTAATCGTGTTTGTGCAATTCCTGATAATGAGCAATTTAATTACGCGGCTCTTGAAGCCGCACATCAACATAATGATGTAGTTAAGGGATTGATTAAAGATATCAAGGATGATGACAAGACTGGCGCAAAGTATGTTTATCTTGCACTACCAGAAAACACCGTTGATAATTCAGATCCACTAGGTGCCGATAGCGCACCAAAAGGCGATCCGTCAAAGATCGTATCAAAGATGGCCGCAAACGCAGCCAAAAAATAAACCAAAATTCATTGACTTATTAGTATAAATACTGTATACTTGTTTTATAAGGAGTATATTATGAAAAAGTTATTATTAGCATTATCTTTAATATCTGTTTTTTCAATTTCGTCAGCGCAAGCACACGGTCC